ACAGCTCCTGTTATTGTTGTTGTTCCACCTATTGCAACATTACCACTAACTGATACATCATCTTCAAATTCAGCTTTACCTGTAATATTAGATGTGCCACCTATTGAAACATTACCAGCTATAGTAGCTGTGCCTCCTATAAAAGCATTACCGGATACACATACATCATTATCAAATTCTACTTTATCACCAAATGTTTTATTAGTAAATGTTTGTGTTGCTGCTAATCCTGCTAATGTATCTGCAGATGCAGGCAATACTAAACTTATATTACCAGAAAATGCAGAATGTGCAGGTGCTTTTAGTTCAGCATAATGTGCATTACCTGACTCACAATATAATCTTATTACAGATTCTGAACCACCATTTTTAACATCTACAATACCACCACTAAGACTTACTGTTCCTCCAATAATTGCATTACCAGATACAGAAACATCATCTTCAAATTCTGCTTTACCTGTTGCTAAAAATGTACCTCCTATAGAAGTATTACCATTTACATCTAATGTACTACCTAAAGATACTGCTCCAGCTATTGTAGTATGACCTCCAATATTCATATCACCAGATACTGAAACATCTCCATCAAAAGTAGCATTACCTATAATAGTTGTTGTACCACTTACATATAAATTACCACCAACTGTTACGTTTGTTACAGATATGTTACCTTGAACAACAGCAGTAATATTACTTAAATTAGAACCATCTCCAAAGAATGCTGAAGCACATACTTTAGAACTTACATGCACATCTCCTTTAACTGTAACATTACCACCTAATGATACATTACCTCCTACATCAAGTGTACCACCAATACTTGCATTACCTGCAATAGTAGTTGTACCACCTATATTAACATTACCAGAAACAGATACACTATCTTTAAATGTTCCTGCTCCAGCTACTGTTACAGTTGAATTAAATCCTGCTGCTCCATTTACACTTAATGTGCTTTGTAAGTGTGTAGCACCTTGTATAGTTGCAGTAGAAGATACATTTAATGTACCACCTATTTGTGCATTTGAAACTGATATATTACCTGTAATAGGTATACCTGTAATGTTTGTACCATCACCATAGAATGCAGAAGCACAAACTTTAGAGCTAACATGCACATCACCTTTTACAGTTACATTACCTCCAAGACTTACATTGCCTGCTACATCTAATGTGCCACCTACAGAGGCATTACCTGAAACTCTAATAGCTCCTAAGAAACCTGCAGTTCCTGATACAGTTGCTGTACTTAACATATTTACAGCACCACCTACAGATAATGTACCACCTATTGTTGCATTACCTACAAGAACTGAATCACCACTAATACAAACATCATCATTAAAATCTACTTTATCTCCAAATGTTTTATTTGTTAATGTATCAGTAGTAGACGTACCAACTAGTGTAGCTGCACTTGTTGGAAGTGTTATTGTTATATTACCACTAAAAGAAGCATGTGGTGGAGCTTGTAAAGCTGCATAATGTGCATTACTGTTTTCACAATATAGTTTTATATTAGATTGTGTGCCTGTATTTTTAACTACAACTTCACCACCAGATACCATAATATTACCACCAATAGTAACATTACCTCCTACAGTTACATTATTAGTAACTATTAAACTAGATACAGATACATCACCTGAAAATACTAATCCTGTTAAATTAGAACCATCACCATGAAATGCACTAGCACAAACTTTGTTAGATATAGCTAAGTTACCTGCAACTGAAGCATCACTTGATACTCCAAATTTACCTGCTACAAATAAATTACCATTTACTTGTGCAGCATTAGTAGCTAATTGTAAAGATGAAGCACTACCATCACCATCTTCAATAGTAGTTAATGTAGTAGTAAATCCTGTATTAGTAGAAACACCTATTTTTACTAGCTGTTTATACGTATTATTTATTAATTTTCCTGTTAGTGTTGTCATATTGTATCCCAATCTCTACCAACTACTTTTGAATCATCATTCCACGTTATGTCTGTTTCATTCCATATTGCATTTCTACCACCATCATCTGGTCTAGCATGTCTTATTGCAGGATTTTCACTTACATTTGGAGCTCTATTTTGTGGATGATTTTTTAAATCATATCGACCATCAAAACATTGTGGACATCTTAATGTATCATAGCTAGTTAATCGCATTACTCGTAATGGATAAACAAAACCACATTCATCACACATTGCTATTGCTCTTTTTTCAGTAGCCATTAAATAATTCTTAGTTTAGGTTTAAAAAATATACTTGCTCTCTCTTTATCTTCTTCCATTGCTCTTTTAAGCAACTCTTCATAATTTGCTTTTAATAATGTTAATCTTTCACTAGGTATACCTGGTCTTTTTAATCCCATATAATATGCAAGACCTGCAGTAAGACAAGGTAAAAATCTTACTGGAGCATCTGCATTTTGATTAAATGATTTATTAGTATCTTGAACTTGACGGATAAGTTCTACCTGTAGAAGACCAGTAGCATCTGGCACAGGATATAAAAATATTTTAGGATTAGCTAAATTTCTTTTAACAGTATATTGTGTAGGCCTACCTGTTTGAAATTTATTTGGAAGAATATGATACTCTTCAAATGATTTTCTTTCTAATTTAGTTTCTGCTGATGTACTGTTTGGTTGAAATGTTACTACTAAAGCATCAATAGCTGATGAATCTAAATCATATGTAGTAACACTAGATGATACTGTTACTGTTGTTGTATCTGTATTCCAAAGTAACACACCTCTATTCTGCCAATCATTTAACATTAAGTTAATTGAACGTCTAGCAGAAGCTGGCTCATGACCTAGTGTCTCTTCAGCACCAATCATTTCCATTGCTTCTTGAATTACTTCATCTATATCTAAATTAAAATTATATGTTCCTGATTGTGCCATTAACCTGTCTTTGTTTTTTTATGTTGTTTTCTAATAGTCTCTTTGCCCTTTTTAAATATACTAGCTACTTTATGTTTATTCATAACTTTAGCTCGTTGTTCTCCTACAGTTAATATCTGTATTTTTCTAGCAAAAGGTTTTCTAATTTTTTTTACTTTTTTTACAGTATCTCTTGCATCTTTTTCTGTTGCAAACTTTATAGATACTGTATCTTTTGGATTCTCGTCTGTATATAATCTACGACCAGAACCTTTAGGTTTTTTTCCTGTTCCTACTTTTGGGTCTCTTTTTTTTGTCATTCTTTTTCACATAATTTGCAACTATTCTAGCTTGGTTTGCATGAAGCTTTGAAGCTTTTTTTAGTTGTTTAGTTACTTTTTTTAATTGTCTTACCATATTATATTCTTGTTGTTGTTTTTTTAATATAAATAATGTTTGATTATTCATAACACACCTCCTAATTAAAGTTAGTGCGTTTCTTCAGTTACCCTACTTCCAACTCAATGAGTTAAACGATTATGTTTTTTTCTTTTTCTTTTTTTTAAATGTTGAAACAAATGTTGGTTTACCACCTACACCTTGTTTCTTTGCTCTTTTTCTTTTTACTGCAGATGTTTTTTCTGCTTGTGTCATTCTTTTTGCTTTTGCTAATGGAACACATTTAGGATATTTACGTTTACTTCCTTTAGCTTTTTTTCTACCACAGGGTTGAAACTTACCATTCTTCTTTGGTGCTCCTATATCTACCCATTTTTCTCCTACCCATTTACGTAAGCTCATTTGTTCTTAATCCATTTATATATTGCATAAGTACCTAAACCAAGTATAATATAAAGTATACCATCAAACCAAGATATATTATGTATTGTATTAATTAGTTCAGGTGTTATATTCACTTCTTTTTCCTACGAGTAGTTTTTCTTTTCTTCTTAGTAGTTTTCTTTTTCTTTTTGCCACCAGGTTTTATTTTACCAGAACAAACTGCAGAAGCATACATATTAGCATAAGCTGATGGGTATACATCAAACTTTCTTTTAGCTGCTGCTTTACCTTTTGGGCAAAGTTTAGCCATTACATATTACCTCTTCTTGCATTTCTACGTGCAGCCATACCAGATAATACTACTTTACCATTTTTCTTTTTAACTAAACCACCAGCTTTAGCACCATACTTAGTTTTCATTCCCATAGTTCCTTTAGCTGCATATTTAGTTTTCATTTTTCCTGGCATCTTTATTCTCCTTATATAAATTATTAAATGTTATTTCAGGGTCAGTATAACTATCATGTATCTCTGCTGCATGTATATGCTGGCTTGGTCTAAAATCAGGTGCACCTTCACCAGTTATCCATAAAGCAGGACTTGTTACTCTAACTCTATTATTAGGTAAAGCTACTATATTACCTGTCCACTTTCCTGCATCTGTTAATTGTATTACATGATTTTGTTTATGTTGTGCAGGACAATCACTAATATCACTATCAGTAAAATCAACAGTAAACATGTAACGACCTTTATAAAATTCGTTATCTATTTTACAAAACCAAGGACTTGCTGTTAATAAATCAAGTTTAACTACACTATGTGTTCTTGATGAACAATCCCAAGGTTGTGCTAAATGTGTGTCCATTCTTTCTGGTACTTCATCTAATATTTCATCTGCTATTAGTGCTGTAATTGGCATTCTTGCCCACATTGCACCACCATGAATATTAGGTTCGTCTTCTATTCCAGTAAACATTACTTGAAAACTTAAACATCTATCTGGTATTGTATTAACTGCAAAAGCAATTCCATGTAATACTTCACCATGATAATCTAGATGATTATGTGTAAATTCTTTTCTTACCCAACATTTAAAATGTGGTATGTTACTAATTAAATAAGACAACTAACATTTCCATCTACGTCTTGCTTGTCTTAATCTTGAGTTAGGATTCTTAGCTGCTTTTGGAAACTTTTTCATTTGCCCTGCAGACCTAGCACAAAAACTCTTTCTTCTTTTAGCATCTTTACTACCTTTTTTTACTTTACCTGTAACAGCAGTCTTTAATTTACTACCAGGATTTTGTCTTCTATATTTAGCTACACCTTTAGCAGTCATTCCTGCACCTTGTTTAGTGGGTCTTTTATCTCCACTCTTAATCGACATGCCTTTCATGCCTTTGCCTTTAATCTTTTTCTTCCTAGCCATTTTCTATTTTAGACTCTTCTTTTACTTGAGCTTCAATAGTTCCTTGTACTTGAGGTCCTTTTCTAGCTGCACCAAAACCTTGACCAGTTGGTCTGCCTACAACTTTATTTAAATCGTAGTTCTTTTGAGTTCTACCTTGACCACCTTCTATAATTGTTTTACCTATAAATTTTCCCATTAGTTACATCCTCCATAAAATGAAGCAACAAGTTTATCACCTATGCTGCCACCTTTGTTAGCTTTTATTGTTTTTACTTTTAAATCTTTTTTATTTATATTTTTTTTATTTTTATTTTTTTCTTGTTGTTTTTTTAATTCTTTTTTTATTAAATCATTATATGATTTTTTATCAGCCATTTGCATACGTGGTTTTGATTTAACTTTAGTTTCTTGTAAAAATCTTTTCTTTGCTAACTTAATAGATTCTTCTTTAGAATAACCTTCTTCCATAAACTGTTCTACTAAATCTTCTAATGACTGTGGCATGATTAATTTCCTTTATCATAAAATTGTGATACTTCTGTATTACCATCACGAATGTTTTTACTTGTGCCACCATATAACTGATAAGACATTCCTCCACCAGCTTTTTTCATAACTTGACCACCATACATTTTATTAACAAGTTTATCACCTTGCTTATCTTTTTTAAACTTAACAATTTTTTGTTTTAATTCTGTAGGTAATGTTTGTTGTTTATCTGTTAAAAATTTATCTTCATTCATTTTATTGCCTCTTGTTACTTGTAAATTTATATTACTTCTACTAATACTCATTAGTCTGAACCTTTAACTACTGGTGTTGGGCCTCCTAATGGATTAGCAGGA